CTAAACCAGCCAGATTTTTGTCAAATAGGCACGATTTTTTGAGAGGACAAAATTATGCCCAGTTATGTATCAGGAAAAGACCTAAAAAGTGCCAAAGATCGCATTTTTAACCCAAGCGAATCAGATTACATGAATAAAAAAAATGTAGTCAAGAAGATTATTAAAAAATTTCATGCAGAACACAGGAGGCGACAATTAGAAAAGGCATTTAAAAAACTGAATGTAGAAGAACTTGTTATGTTGGGTATGGTTGTCGAAACGGCAATCCAAAAAGAAATCGACGAAAGACTATTAAGGATGTAATCGGATGAATAAGGTAACAATCGCTCTATCTGTTATTATTGCAACATTGGTTAACTATGGTATCTACCTGCAAAGGGAGAACTCCCATCTAGAACGTCTTGTTGAATTGTCAGACGCTCGTAGTGACATTAACCAAGAGTGGGCCAACGAAATTACTCACGTCATGCTTAATAAGCTAAGTGAGGAAAACGAAGAAGGGATGAGAAATCAAGGACGTATGGAAGGTATTGTTGATTACCTTACCAACCCCAAGGATTATCATTCCGTTTGGCACGAGGGTTATCAGCGCGGTCTTGACCAAAGAGAAGAGATGGCTAAAATGGAAAAGGGAGAACTGTTCCCTACCGACAAGCCAATTCCGGTCAAGCCTGATGTTATCAAAAAGCCTGACTTTGATAAGAAAATTGAAAAGGCTCAAGATACTGGTGGAGAGTAGTTGTTTTAACTAAGGCGAGGAGATTTTGAGATGAATTATATTGTCAGCGGAAACGGAACGATTACAGTTGTTATTGATAACCAAAGTTTTACGGTTGGTTACGACCATCCCAACTATATGGCTATCAAGGAATGTATCGTTAATAACGATGTAGAAAACATTGTTGAACTTATTGACATCCCCTCTGCTATCGAAGATTATGCAGAAGGTAAGGTTACTGTTACTGACGGTGTTCTTCGCTATGATGGCGAGGAAATCCACAACAGTCTTACCGAACGCATCATGGGAATGATGCGTAATGGTTTCCCTTTCGAGCCTATGATTAAGTTCTTGGCTAACGTATTGGAGAACCATAGTAATCGTGCTGTTCAAGAACTGTATACGTTCCTTGAGCATAAGAACCTTCCTATCACAGAAGATGGTTGCTTCCTTGCCTACAAGGCAGTGACTAGTGATTATAAGGATAAGTGGTCTCGTACCATTGACAACAGCGTTGGCGAAACTGTTAGTATGCAGCGCCGCAAGGTTAATGATGACTGTGGTATTGGCTGTTCTGATGGTCTTCACTGTGGAGCGTTGGAATACGTCGAAGGTTATCGGGCTGAACACGCTGGTGACCGTGTGGTCATTGTTAAGGTCAACCCCAAGGATGTTGTCTCAGTCCCAACTGACTGTGATTGCCAGAAGGTCCGAACCTGTGAGTATCAGGTTATTGCGGACTATGAAGGACCGCTTAAGAGTCTTCTTCACAAGGGAGAAGATGGTCAGGCGTGGACTGAAGACGAGTTCAATGAGTTCATGGCTAACCTTATGGGAGTTTCGGACGGGGAAGAATACGAGGAACAAGATGATCAAGACAATTACTAGTGTCTAAATGCGTCCTCCTCGCCAGCCGTCCCCGCACTCCTTAGTGATGCGGGGGCGGTATTTTTATTGGAGACTGTTAGTCGTGAACAGACTTAAGGGAATGACATGTTATCTTTGTGGTCCTATGGATAGGGTTCCAGATGGTGGGACCGAGTGGAGGGACTATATTTCTAAAAAAATTAAAAACATGGGGGTGGGAGTTTTTAACCCGTGTGACAAGCCTAGTGATTACGCAAAAGAAGATAATGCGATTAGAGATAATATTAACACGCTTAAGCTCAATGAGAAATATGATGAAATCTCAGACTTGATGAAACCCATATGTGCCGTGGATCTTCGCATGGTTGACATAGCACATTTTATTGTTATGAACTTAGACCTTGACGTACACCTGTGTGGATCGTATCATGAAGCATTCCTAGCCTTGTCGCAGAGGAAGCCCGTGCTGATCAGATGCAAGCAGGGTAAATCCAATGCCCCCAACTGGATGTTTGGCGTAGTTCCTCACCAGCTAATCTTTAATAATTGGGACGAGTTGCTTGGATACTTAGATGAAGTGAACTACAGCGAATCTAATGTAGACCACCTTAACAGGTGGAGGTTTTTTGACTTCGATAAAGTTTACGGAGTGAACAATGGTTAGACAACTTAGACAGAAAAGAATCATCAAGCCGCCAGAGGCTTATAAGTACAGGACTCGCTACGGAAGTCATGCGGAGATGATTGATGAAGAAGAGACAAAAAAACTTGATGATAAAAATAGGGTTGTTCTGGAAGACGAACATGGTTATTATACTACCGAAAAATCTCGCATAGATAGTGGGTTAGCAGACCCTAACCGTTATGCTTCCTCTAGATTAATGTGGTATAAAAAACAGAACGGCAACAACAATGCCTCCTGAAGGATATATTCTTATCATTCTTATTGGCCTACTGCTTATAGATGCTTATTTATAAGCTGAATGGAGTGTAAAATAACAATGTCTCGTTTCGATATTGGTTTAGACTTTGGGCCAAAACATGCGGCATACCTTTTTATGTTCGCAGCCCTTTTTTCCTCTATGACCAATAGTTTTCAGCCATCTTTCTTAACTGAAATATTTTTGTGGGTATGTGTTAATTTTTTTATATGGCAGAATATGAGGAGCGGTTAGAGTTTGTATGATTAATAAAATAAATCTGATAGCTCCAATAAACCAGCTAGGCTACGGCTTAGTTGGTTTAAATATTTTAAGGACACTTTCCGATCTTTCGGAAGTGTCCTTTTGGCCTATAGGATCACCTGAATGCGATCCCGTGCATCACGATCTGGTTAAGAGGTCAATAAAGAACTCTCACACGCCAGACTTTTCAGCCCCCTGCATAAGAGTGTGGCATCAGCATGACATGGCCCAATTTGTAGGGTCTGGTTTAAAGATAGGATTCCCTATATTTGAACTAGACAGATTTAACGATGTTGAAAAACATCATCTTAAGCATTTAGATAGAATATTCGTTGCTTCTTCTTGGGCTAAAGATGTTTGCTTAGAACAGGGTGTTGCTTTAGAAAAAAATATAGATGTTATCCCTCTAGGTGTTGATTCAGATATCTTCACCTCAGTACCAAAGAATAACCCTCAAACCGATAACAAAACAGTATTTTTTAACTGCGGAAAATGGGAAGTGCGAAAAGGGCATGATATTATTGTTCAAGCATTCAATAAAGCCTTCACTCGGGAGGATAACGTAGAACTTTGGATGTTATGTGACAACATATTTTTTTCAGAAAACGAAAATTTAGAATGGGAAAATTTGTACACATCGTCACGTTTAGGCGATAAAACTTTCATCATTCCTCGTCAGCAGTCACAAAAAGATGTGTATAATATAATGAGGGAAACTGATTGCGGAGTGTTCCCCGCCAGAGCAGAGGGTTGGAACTTAGAGCTACTGGAAATGATGGCTTGTGGAAAGCATGTGATAGCAACCAACTATTCTGCCCATACGGAATTCTGCAACGAAAAAAACTGCCTACTTGTCGAGGCTAAAGAAAAAGAAGAAGCCTTTGATGGAAAATGGTTCAAGGGTCAAGGCAGTTGGGCTAAAATATCAGAATCCGAAATTGAATCAATATCTAAACACATGCAATTAATCCACAAATCAAAACAAAACAATACTCTCGGTGTAAACCAAGCAGGGTTAAACACGGCGAAAAAATATTCTTGGAAAAATACTTCTCAGGAGATAATAAATGCCCTCTCCGAATAAAAACGAACAAAAAACAGACCACTCTTCTGGAACTATATATACATATGAAGATCCAAAAACAGGAGAGCTTTATCAATACAGAAGAAGAGGCGGTTATAAGAAAAACGGTAGAACCTTAGTCTTTCTTAGACAATCTAAAGGTGAATCAATTAAGGATGAGCACATTTTAAACAAGGCCGCAAAAATTCATAAGGAAAAGACAGAGGAATAATGAATATATATGGATTAGGACATCCCAGATCGGGTAATACTTGGGTAGAATATATATGTGGATGTTTTGGTGTTTCTAATTACATAAAGGCTCATGGAGGTGCTAGTTTTCCGGGCCATCGTGGAATAAGTAACTGGAACGAAAATTATTGGATGATCTTTATGGTCCGAGACTATAAAGAGGCAATATTAAGACATCAATTATTTGAAGAAGAGGCAACGCCAGAAAAAGTTGCCGACATAGCCCTCAATAAAGAATACGCAGAGGGAATAGAGATTTACGATTCTTGGCCTAATAAAAAAATTCATATTTACTATGAAGACCTTATAACAGACCCAAGAAGAACCTTAGTGAAGTTAGCGGATTTTATAGGATGTGAAAGAGTGGTTTATGAAAAGTTTATGTCAAACTACGAAGACCATAAAACCAAATCCATCAGCCTATATTCCTCATCTCTAGGTCCATCAATTACCGGCGGTAATAAAAAAGACCATCACAAATTTAGACTGTCCTATGAAGATAGGATAGAATCAGACCGTCTTGTTAGGGAAGGTATTCCCATTCTATACGAAAAGTATCTTACTAGATATGTAACCGAAGAGGAGAATCAAAATGCTTATTAATTTTATCAAAGATCACTGGCTGTGTTTTCTAGTCGGTGGTGCTGTGGGTTATGCTGCGCACTGGTGTCCGATGCTTGGACATAGTCATGGCGTTTGCCCCAGACATACTGCTTGCTCTTGCGTAGATTGCGCTTGCGAGGTAGACTGCAATTGTCTAAAAGGTGGCAACTGTGGATGTGAAGGTTGTCACCCTAGCAAGTAGATCTTTTTAATCTTAGGAGGAATGATGGACGGACAACCACACAAGCCTTTCGAGCCTCAACAGGCGGCTCCTGAGCAGCAACCAAACTTAGTGATCGAAGCACTTAGAGCACACTTTGTTGCTAAAAGTACCGAGGCACTGGCTAGGTTAGCAATATATACTCAGAAGCCTGTTGGGGTTGGAGAGCATCCAGACATTGTGGGTGAATGTATTTCTGCTGCTTCCGATTACGAAACTGCACAAAGTACTCTAGAGCGTCTAGATGCTCTTTTCGGAAATGTTTCTGGCGAAGGATAAATGGCCTTTTTTAAATACCCGGTTAGAATAAATCTAGGAATCACCGCCTATGGAACTGGTGATTTTCAAACACATAAAATTCTAGTCGATGATTCTTATGCACCATACGCATATCTATCAGGTGCTAAAGATGTTTTTGAATGCATAGAAAAATTATTCCACGAGTATTTTGATCATAATTTAGACTGGGATCGCTTAAAATTTATTAGTGCAAGGACTATAAAAAAAGACAACGAATTACCCCAGTTATTTTTAAATTATGTCTGTATGACAAACTCTTTTTTTGAACCCAAAAAAGGCGAGTGGAATAATTTTATAGAAGTCTATAAAAACGAAAATGGTCATTTTAAAAATTATGAAGAAATTATTACTAAAATTGGGGATGTTATTTATTAAGTGGGGATCAGATGATTCTGAGGTTGAGGATTTAGATAATAACACAGACGTAGATAATGATGTGGATTTAGATGAGGATAGGTTTGTAGCAGAGATATGTTTTTTTGTTGATGAAAACGAAGATATATATATCAACTGCTTCTACAAAGAGGAAGAAGAATCCAAGTCAACTTTTGCAAAACTATATACATACGTAAATTGTGGCCTTCTTTCCTCAGAAACCCTTGAAATAATATATCACCAATGCCAAGAAGAAGGTAAGGCTAAGGAATACCTAGATCTTCTGGCTAAAATTTCTGAACACTATCAGAACTATGTTTCTACAGGGGTTGAGGAATCTAACCCAAATAACAAACATGATGATCCATTGGTAAAACCCACACAGGTTATCGACGGGCAAGAGTGGTAATCTGTTTTGACTTATTTTTTGGAGAATAAGCATGACGAGCAAAGAAATAGCTTGGGAAAAGTGGGAAGACGACATAGTGGAGGAAAGACCAAGAGACATACCAAAGACAGACACTCCTGACGAAGAAGATGAGTTATCTATCGAGGCTCTAGAGGCTGCCTTTTCACAAGAAGTGCCGAAAGTAGTTTCTACAGCGTTAGGTATATTTGAAATATATGATAGAAATAAACCCAGCAATAAGTATGACTGCTGGATAGGACATACAAATTTTGATATAACACATGAAATAAAAAATATTATTGAAAGAATAGATGGCGTAGAAGTATTAAAAGTCTTAACAAGATATAGATTTTTTGTTGGTGTTGCAAAAATGTTTGATTTCAAAATAGTAAGAGTTGAAATAGAAAAAATCCTATGTGGAAAACACACAGAGAATCACGAAGAGTGTGTTCTAGACGATGAAACCCGTGTTGCTGTAGATGATATAAAATCCAGAATATCCTCTCAAAAACTTTGGGCCATATACGTTTTTCCAAACGGTCAGATTGATTATATTAGCTCCGACAACACAACTGATGCGGAATACTTCGATAGACTTCAGGTATTTAAAACAGCAAAAGAGTATTCTGGAGGTGTCTTACTTAACAATTTGCCAACAGAACACTAATAAAATGGTGTATAATATCTTAGGAATGGATCTTTATGTAGGAATAAAAGGATAAAGAACAACCGCATTTTTGAAAGGCGGTTACAATGGCAGTTCCCACAGCATTTATACAAGGCACTACCGGAAGTGCGTTTACCGCACAAAAACAGGGTGGAGCTATGGTAGGTATCACAGATGCCACCACCACCACAGAAGGAAACCCCATCACAAAAGCATTAGCCGTGATGGACGTAACAGATCCTGTTGTTGCCAACAGATGCATGAACCTACCCCAACTGCTTAGTGCAGGTGCTTACACCACACAAAAAGCAGTAAGTGGTGGTACTTTTGCATTTACACCCGCAGCAAAAGACAGAACCTCATCTGATCCACAATTCGTGATGATGAGAGTTGCTGTTACCCTTAGCGGAGCGAGCAATACAGTACTACAGAGTGGTGCTGGTGACTTTAACCGCAGGTCTATTCATTCCTCCCAGACTCAGTTTGGGGCGAAGACTTTGACCAAATGGGCTGCTAATCAGTTCTCTTGGGTTGGCGTTGCTAGCCAAAGACATAACTGGATCTCAGGCGTTCCTGCTACCTTAGCAACCACGTTCTTCTGGGACATTACTGATGGAAACGCCAGTGACCTAGCAGACGACGACGCCCTGCCAACTCTGGCAGTTCCGGGCGAGCTTGTTTATCTAGAAACTGGCAAGACGCCAACTCAGGATGATTACAACGCCAAGACTGGCTAATCATCTGTAGCTTGATTTCATGGAGGGGGGAAGGCTATATAGTCGTCCCCCCTCTTTTAATCTCTGACTTTCGGGAGAAAATTGAAATGGAATCAGACATCCTATCTATCCCAATACTTGCGGCGATAGTAGCTATTGTTATAGGTTTAGGAAAGGTTATTGAGATTTTAATTTTAAAAGCAGTTCCTCAGAAATCTGTTTTAATGGATGAAGAAAGAGACTGGGTGCATCACACCTACAAGGTTATTTCTCGTCAAGATTCTGATGGAACCCCATTAGTTTATGTTCCTAGGAGTTGGGCAGAGACCCAAAAAGATATGCAGCAAGTTATGACTCAGATTGTAAATGACCAAAGAAGGATTGCTGACATATTAGATAGAATAGAGAAGAAACTAGAAGAGAAGTAATGATGAACTTGGTCCCTTACCACGAAGCGTTAGATCAAATAAAAGAAGCAGATGTTCTTTTGTTTCGTGGTGAGGGACTAATTTCTTGGCTTATAAAAAGGTACGGTAGTGGTGTTCATAGCCATGCCGCAATGGCACATTGGGATGACGACAATCTTCAATGCGTTGAGTTTAGAGAATTCAAAGGCGGAAGAGCGGTGTCATTAAAAAGTCAAGTTGAAACGCATCCCGACAACATAGATGTTTTTAGGGTTGCCGATTCCATATTTTTTGAAAACGAAAAATACTATTTTACAGAAGAGATTTCTAATAAAGTCACTGATGTAATTCATGATATTACCGGACTTCCATACGGATGGAAGAACTTCTGGAAGCTGGGTAAACATTACTTACCCTTCTGTAGACTAGCTGAGCAAAATATAAAAGACGACGATCCCACAACTATATTTGTGTGCAGCACAGCAGTAGTGTATGCCTACCGAATGGCATATATTGATCCAGTGCCCTACTTAGCAGACTCTGCTGTCACTCCAGCAGACCTAGCGAGATCGTCTGTTTTTCAATATAAATTTACTATCCAAAAGGATTGGTGATGGAGGACTTAGGACTCCTACTTATAGGATTTGCTTTTTCGCTAATAATATTAGGTATAATAATGAAGACCAAAGGTCATTGAGGATTATACAATGCGCAAATTCCTTTTCTTAATAGCCCTTTTCTTAGGGGTTATCTTAAACGCCGGTCCAGTAAGCGCAAAACCTCTAACCATGGACGAAGCACTAGACGCAGTCTGTAGAGTTAACACAAGAGGCGCTCGCGGAAGTGGCACTGTCTTTTCAGAAGACAAAGAAAAATATTACGTTATGACAAATGGGCATGTAGTTGGCAATGCCAGAAGAGGCCATTTAGAGTTCTTTCAAGACGGCTATAAATCTGCGATGCTCCCGTTTAAAACAGAGTATTCTGCTTACAAGGAAGGCACGGCGCTAGACTTAGCAGTTGTGTCTGTCAAGAAAAAATACTTCGGAAGGTTTCCACCCAGAGTAATTCCACTAGCACCAAAAGGAACAGAGATAAAAGCCAACGATATAGTTACGGCTGGTGGATGCCCCTCTGCCCAATGGGCTTGCGGCTGGAAGGGTAGAGTCCTAAGAAACGCAGGTGCTGTTATTAGCTTCAATGCCGCCCCCATAGGTGGCCAGTCTGGAAGTGGTGTTCTCATTCTTATCAAAGATGACAAGGGAGAGATGCACACAAGAATAGGCATCCTACTTGCTTGGAGAATCGGTGACGGAGCTTGGACAGACGATGGTGAAGATGATTATGGCGCTGGCTTATCATTAAAACAAATTTATGATATAATGGAAGGCAACGGCCACGGTCATCCTATTGAAGCATCGTACAGTATTGTTTCTAATAAAGAAGCGAAGTCAGCAAAACCAGAAAGACTCAACAGGGTATGTCCACACTGCAACCATAAAATTGAAGACCACGTAGTAATCCCTGAAAAGGGCGGCCTTAGAAGAACTGATAAAGGCGAATTCATATACTGCCCCGAGCTTAAACTATCTGGAGGAGGTGTTACTGATACTGCTCAATACTATGGCGGAATAAGAGTTGGAGAACTCTATGAAGGCAACGGATTATTTCCTTGGTGTCCTTTCAATGCCCCCTGTCCACCAGAGCCTCCACAACCCCCTAATCCGGGTCCAGACAACCCCGACAACGGCGGCGGATTTGATGGGTGGCCCGGAAGACCTGATCCCGGCGGTCCTGTTGATCCACCTATTGATTTTGAAAAAGAACGTCAAAAGTATCTAGACAAAATAACAGAGATGCAAGAAAAATTGACTAACTTAGAATCTCTTTCCGAAAGCCTCAAGGCAGAGCTATCTGGAGTTAACGGAAACTTATCGTCAGCTAATAATGAGATTAACGGATTGAGAGACTTGCTTGGTGCTGTAGAGGGACAGAAGTTAACCCTCAGTTCTAGAATAGAGCAGCTTTTAGGGTTCGTTAAGAATAAGGATGATTTGATTAGTGATCTAAAAGAAAGCGGAGGTCATTATCTTGATGGGGCGACAAATGGAAATGGCAACACTGTAGAAAATGTTAGCTTCACTCTTGGTGGAATGAGCTTGGGAATGCTAGCCCTTAAATACGGAGTTCCGTTTTTGTTAAACAGGAGGCGAAAAAGAAAAGAAGAAGAAGAAGACGAAAATGAGGACAAAGGATATGATACTAACAGGAACAATGATTCGGTTGATCCAGAAGGAGTTAACAGGCATGTTCATGAGCACGTCCATACTCATAAACACAAGCATGAAAATGATTTCATAATGCCTCCAGAAGACTTGCCGGATCCAAGAACTACCCATGAGATAGACGAGCTAGCGAAGCATAGTAGCGGACTTAATCCCGGTTTTATCCCTTATGGACTTCCGGTAGCTTCGCAATATCATTATCCTCAACCCGTGGCAGCACATGGATTGCCGCCACAATTTCCTAACGTCCCGTTTAGCACAAGGAAGCAAGCTAGTGCGGAACAGATTATGACTACTTTTGGAGAATTGATGAATGAGTATCAAAATGATCAAACTATGACTATGAATCAAGTAGATATACTATTGAGACAAAGACTTAAAGAAAAATATAACATAGAATAGGAGACATTAATAATGTCAGACCACTTAGTAATTCCAGTTCACGACGCAATCCTTCCCTACATGTATCAGGGAGTAAAATGGGCAATTCCCAATGTTGGCGACAACAAGGAAACCCACAACCTAGCTATGGCTAGACTATTCGACAAGATTGGTGAGCATCTGCAAGCCTTTTCTGTTCGCACCGACTGTTACGTTCCCGGTCCTCCGACTCTGGGTGCGGTAAAGCAGCATCACAACATGTTTGTTCGTCTGTGCGGACTAATTGATACTAACACTAAAAGAGATAATGTCGAGAGACTAGAAGCTCAGCATATTACGCATGAGCGCAGAGCTTTCAAGATTTATCCAATTAGATATTTCGATGTTAAGAATGACTATTGCAGAAGATGGATTGAGCTTGGTCTTCAGGCTCTTAGCAACATTGCTCAACTAAGTGAAAACACTTGGGCAAATGATTGGTCCGAAGCTACCGGTAGTGAAATGAAGAAGCTTTATCGTGAATCATATCGCCTTATGTGCGCTGAACTATTCCAAGTTCCGCTCGTAGATTGTGAAAAGATTTTTGATGAAGAGAATCCATTCTTCTTGACAAAAGCTCATTTTGATAGTTACAATGTGAGCCACATTCCAACCATAGAGTGGATTAAGCATCCGGCTCTTGGTAGTGAATTTACAGAAGATGAACTTCGTCCTATTGCTACTCCGAACGTGCCTGTTGCTCCCGGCGTTGCCGAGAACGATCCCAACTCACCACAGCGTGAGCTTGAAAGACGTATGCAGGGCGGCGAAATAGTTAACTAACTTTTACACTTTTTAGTAAGATTACGAGGAAGGAACACGATGAAAAGGTTTTTTTGTATTCTAACACTAACCATCCTGTCTGCGGTGTCCACAGCAACCGCCCAAGACAATAAGCTCTACCAGCACCTACAGGATGTATCAGTAACTGTTAAATCTGGTTTTGGAGAGGGGTCGGGCGTAATTGTTACACGAGAAGTTGAGGTGGCCCCAAATGTTAAACAAAAAGTTAATTTTGTTTGGACTGCTGCACACGTAGTAGACGGACTAAGATCTGTTAGGGTAGAAATTAAGAACGGCAAGCCTCAGACATTAATTGAGTTTAAAGATGCTCAAATTGTAAAAGAGCTAGTTGAGGATGGTCGCCGGGTTGGTGAAATCAAGATGGAAGCCAAGGTTATCAAATATTCCGACGCTGAAAACGGAGAAGACTTGGCTCTCTTGATGGTGAGGAAGAAGGGCTTTATTGACAAGTCAGTCACATTTTATAAGGCAGATGGAAAGCCGGTCTCTATTGGGACAGAGCTATATCACGTAGGCTCTTTACTGGGCCAAGTCGGAAGTAATTCTATGACGCGAGGCATTTGTTCTCAAGTTGGTAGAGTTCTTGACATTGGCAGCGGGGACGGGGTAGTTTTTGATCAAACAACTGTTACCGCTTTTCCCGGCTCTAGTGGAGGAGGGGTTTTTCTTAGTGAAAGATCTGGCGAAAAGGCTGGACACTACATGGGCATGCTTGTTCGTGGTGCTGGCGAAACCTTCAACCTTATTGTGCCTGTAAGACGTATGAGAAAATACGCCAAGGAAGAAGGTGTTCTGTGGGCTATTGACACAGACGTTAAAATTCCCAGCTTAAAAGAAGTCACCTCTCTTAACCCTGAAGGAAGCTCTGTCAAAACCCCCACCAAGGACATCAAGAGAGTTCGTACCAAGGATAGCCTCAGATTTCCTGTCCTTCCAGTAAGGCACAGAAATGAAAACAATTAAGTTTATCGCTGCGATGGCTATGGTTACGATAGTTAATATTGCGGTGGTCTTGTATTTTAATAATTACTTTTTAAAGCAAGACAAAAATCCTGATGATGACCCAACCATGCGCGAACCTGCGTCAATTAAAGAGGTAGGTCTTCGTGAGATTTCCATTCTTGCTGCCGGTCTAGACAACGTACACAGACAGGCAATCTTGAGAGACACGGTTATATTAAAGCAGATTTTGAGCACTCAACATCATTTGAAGATGCACGGGAAAAGAGTCCCCATGTGTCCCGATTGCAGTAATAATAAAAATGCTGAAACTAAATTCGCAACTAGACTTTACCTAGGAGAAAGATACCATGAG